CTGCGTTGTGTTCGACGAAGTAAACTTTTCGCAAACAGGCATACGAGACATTAACAAGTCAAAAGCTCGAATGAAAGAGAAGTACGATACTTTAGTTGCTCGTGTTACTGGCACGTTTGTTAGAAACGGAGAAGTGTTCGGCAAAATATACGTAATTTCTTCTAAGAACTCAGACTCTGACTTCATGGAAGAGTACGTTCAGAAACAGAAGCGTGCACATAACGAGCATATGTATATATTCGACAAGCCACAATGGGAAGTGTGGCCAAAGTCTAAATATTCGTCTGACAAGATGTTTTACATTGCTTTGGGCGGTAAGAAGTTGAAGAGTTTTGTAGTACCTGACAGTGAGACAGACGAAGGGTTAGAAGAGCTGAAGTCTCAAGGTTACAAGCTTCTCAAAGTACCCGAGGACAACAAAACTCGATTCTTGACAGACTTTGACATAGCTCTTCGCGACATTGCAGGGATTTCTGTACCAGGAACACTTTCGTTCTTTACGCTAGACACAATAAGGCAGTGTACTGGAGGCCGTCAAAACCCATTCTACAACGATATTCTTCAGATAGGTGTAAACGACAACGAGTCAATAGAAGAGTTCTTTCATATAAACGAAGTTAGCAAAGAAGCTAAGAGAAACCCTTCTATCATACATCCCGACTCGTCGCTAAACACAGACAAAACGGGCATCTCAATGGTTTCAATAACTGGGCGGACAGACGTCAAGTCTGGAGATTCAACAATATCTGTTCCTACGTTCGAACACGTATTTTCGGTATCACTAGAAGCCCCTCGAGGAGACAAGATACCATATGACAAGATATTAGCTTTCATATGTTGGCTTAGAGCGCAACACTTTAACATCGCTAAAGTAACTCGAGATCAATTTCAGTCAGAGTATATGGGTCAGCTACTCGAAGCTAGAGGGTTCGATTCGCCTAAAATCTCGCTAGATAGAACTCCCGACGGGTACATGTCTTTACGTCAAGTTATGCTGGAGCATCGCATAGACATGCTACACGATCAATTACTAGAAGACGAGTTAATCCAGCTACAACGAGACACGGTATCCGGTAAGCTAGATCACCCTGTGGGCGGATCTAAGGATACGGCAGATTCGTTTGCCGGAGCAGTTTGGGACGCAATTTTATATGACCCAGGAATTAAACTCGATACAAACACTACAATTAAAGCTATGAAGTCTGTAAACTCTGTTAATAGGGGGTTAGGAGGGAGGAACGTAAACAGCGTAAATAATTTGTTCTTCGGTAACCAATTTAGAAATTTTGGAAAATAGGAGAGATATGAGCAATTTAAGAAACTTTCTTAAAGCTGGGTCGTTTGTAGAAGTAGTACCTATTGGGGTTCCGCTAGTTGCAAAGTATCGACCCGAAGGATCTTTTCAGTCTGTTTACTACCCTGGCCCAGGTCACGTTTACGCAAAAGACTTAGCTGAGATTGCTACATACGATGAAAGCGTCAATGCAGTTTTTGATTCTAGCAAATTTGTTTCAATACTTACGTCAAAGCACCTTATTCCTTCACACGTTAACACTCAAGGCGGAAGCTTAAGCGTTTTAGGTATGCTCGTTACGTCATCTATTTATCCTGAGGACGGAGAGATTCCGAAATCGCTTATTGAACAATCTTACAAGCTTTCGTCAACTAAGGCTGATTTCAAGTTTTTAGCTATAGACGCTTCGTCTAATAACGTTACGTTCAGTAGCGGGATATATGTAAAGAACTGGCTCAAGCTACAATCGTTCGAAACATGCCCTTCACACGTAGTCCCTATCTCCAGCCAAGCTTCTATCATTAGTCAATTCTACAGCACTACGGAATATGCAAGTATTCCAATTTACGGATATTATCAAATTGACGGGAATATGAATCGATCTTGGTTCGGGAATATGTATCATATCGATACCATCACCGACATTGAGTCTAATTTAGACGTATCTGGCTATTTGCACGAAACAATAACTACTCGAAATCACGCGTTAACTGACAGTTATTATCGCTCACACGTAGCGTTGAATCTTCACAAGAAAGATAGAGTTATAATAGATGAGTCGAATAATAATATAGTGTCTAAATACTATTCTTCTTCAAAATTGATAAACTCTAGTAAGTTTACTTGCAATTGGTGCGGCAAAGAATACGAGATCACAGATGACTTCACAGTTTGCACTAACCCAAATTGTATGTCTCACAAGTATCCAGATATCGAATATTTCTTGAATCGTATCGGTCTAGAAGATCTTCCATACGAAAGCTACAAAGAGCTTGTAATTTCTAACAAGCTCAAGAAAGTTTCAGATATTGTTAGTTTGTACCCATATTGTGATGAAAAAGTAATGACAACTATTTACGGGTTAGTCGATGCACTTATTCCAATTTCTGAAGTACGTGGGAATAACAGATCTTCGTTGTCATCCCTTTGCAACGCATGTAACAATAATCCGAAGTCAGTAATTTACTATCTTGGTAACACAGACGAAGCTATCAAAGACTTAGGGATAGATCTTTCACCGTTTAAACGCTGGCTGTCAAACTCTGTAAATCTTAAAGAGCTTAAAGAACTATGTGAAGCCGATAACGTAACGCTTCAAGAGTTTGAAACTAATAGAAACTTGGCCCCGATTTTTAGAGGCAAGAAAATTTACATAACCGGCCAATTCTCTCATGGTTCTGAATCTCAAATTAAGTCCATACTTAATAGCTACAGTGCAGAAGTTATAGACGTATTTGACAATAGCTGCGACTTAGTTCTAGTAGGCGACATCAAAGACAGCATTGACGGCAGGTCTATACTTTCCGCTAAAGGGTTAGGTATTCCTGTAGAGGAAGAGTCATATTTCTTCTCCTTATATCAGATAGATGATGATCTAAATTCAATGCCTGGTAAGGTGGGTTAATAATGCCTCGACGCAGACTATTTGACATAATTTTCCCTAAACGTTCTCAACGAAAGTCATATATTCGAGATCTTGTTACGGGATCTTTTTATCGTACAACAAGTATTAAGTCAAACACAGACTACGAAACGATAAAACAAGAAATCGATACAATGCGGGCTCTTGCTCGTGATTCCCAGATTTCGACGGCACTGTCATATTATGCGACAGACGCAACCATTCCAAACTCGGACGGAAACATAATATGGGCAACTCCGATAGACGAAAAGTCTGCAAGTGTCGCAGACATTGTAAACGAGCTTTTCAAGCGCTGGAACGTAAATCAGTATGCACGAGATCATATTCTTGAGCTTGCTACCATTGGCAATTTGTACATACCTACAACTGACGTTTATAAAGACTTTGCGTCGGGGTATGGCGGTAGAATAAACGTAGCTCTAGACAATAACACATTGCCTGACTCTAAATATGACATAGTACCTTCGTACAAGCTTCCGCCAGAATCTATTGTTCATTTATATCATGACGGCATGCCTTATGGGTATGTTATGGACCAGAGTCAAGTCACTGATAGTATTACGTCGTCTCGAACTAGTCAGCCAGTTATATTTCCGGAAGCTTCTATCATACACTTTTCACTCGGTGGTCTTCTAGGCGACTATACATATTCGATAGGTAACTCTGACGGGTCATCTGACATATATGACATCAAGTTCGCACAGCCATTGATGGATAAAGCTGCTCAGCCGACACAGACTCTTAGCCTTCTCGAAGACGCTATGTTGTTAGCTTCTCTCACAAAAGTAGTACGATTCGTTTCTGTGGACTGCGGTAATACAGAAAACGAAGACGAAATTCGCCAAACGCTTCAAGAGATGAAGGATACTATCGAGCAACAGTTCTCGATAAACACTTCTAGTGGTGACGCCCAAAGTTATCTTAACCCACAGAGTCCTAACAACTTAATTTATATTCCGATGATTAACGGCCAAACGCCTATTTCGATTACAGATTTGAATCTTGCAGACGTTTCAGACTCTGAGAATGAGCTTCTCAATTATTATCAAGACAAGAAGCTGTCAGTTCTCGGCGTTCCCAAAGAGGCTATGAACTTTTCGTCTAACGAAGGCTTAGGCGGGGCAGGTTCCGTACTATCACAACGATCTGCTCTTTATGCGAATGCTCTTCAGCGCCTTGAGACAGCTTACATGGAGGGCTGGCGAGACGCAATCAACAAGTACTTTATTAATCGCAACCTTTCGGGATACGCCGATCAGTATAAGCTTCATATGCAGCCTATTGTCACACCTCTATCTACGGTAATATCTGACAAGCGAGATTCGGCTATCGGACAAGCCTCTCAAGTAATAGATTTACTGAAATCTGTCGGAGTTAAAGACGTAGATCCGTACATAAAGGCTCTTTCAGAGGTATTAGGTGAAGAGTTCCCTGTAATGTCTTCTGATACTGCTAACTGGGATATAAACGTAGGGGAGGATGACAATGGGTCCTTCTAGCGATACGCTAGACTTATTCTTTCATGATCTAAAGAAATATAACTCTACAAATTACCGGCATATATGCGAGTGCGATCTTTCTAATATTGATTCGACGGCTTTCAAAGCTTTCAGTTCTGTGGTAACTCGATATTTCATATTCGTAGAGAAACACCCAGAGTTGTCTGACATTGATGCCAAGATGTTGTACTTCCAAGCTAAGATAGACTTAGTAGCTAAGTACTTTTCAGAATACCCGATGTCAGACCCAAGTAAATTGAAGCCGTTTAAAGACATATTCGATAAATATATAGACGTACACGAGGACGATAGCTATGGGCAACTTGCTTCAGTATAAAATATCTTCGTGGGACCAGTTGTCTAAGTGCCAGTCAAATAACTCTGTGGACTTGAGTATTAAAGTTCGTCATTTTGTCAATAATACAGAGTTAAGCGGAACAAACGTTTCTGTCGTACATAAAGACTATGGGACGCTTCTTTCGTACACTATCTTCCCTCAAGGCGAGATGGTAACCGATATAACGACAGACGACATACCTAAGATGACTTCAGAAATTTTGCTAGACGAGCTAAGGCGCTATGGGTTCTACGTTGTATACGAAGAAGAATCACATCTTCCGTTAGGACAAGTCGATCTTCTCAAGACGCTTGCCGGCCTTAAGTTCGACAAGCTTCGAATTCTGTCAATTCACGATATTTCAGACGTGTGGGAAGACACGATACGAGTAACAGCATTCTCTATAGAGCGGAAGCCGAACTGGCTTAATTCGGGGTATTCTCCTTCTGTTAAGGAATGGAGAGAAGCAATTTTAGATGGGTCGGCGTTTAACGTGTCAGGTCTGCCTGAGGCAAAGAAATACGACTGGTCGTTCTTATATAATTCTATACAAGACATACATACGTTGATAGACGAGAACGATGGTAGATATGCCTAATCTAATTGGCAAAGATATAAAGCTAATGCGTGCAAGATATAACGAGGCGCTCCGATTGCAGGGTGTGCCTTGTTCTTATATGTACCCGACGATAGCTACTACAAACAACCTCGGGGAATCTGTAGATGACATGTACTCTCTGCCTATAGAGACAAACATATTCTTCGAAGGCTCCCCTAAGATAAAAACGTTTAAGCGGTTCGGGTGGGTTGTCGAAAATGACAAAGACTTGCCTTTCTTGATACATTGTAGTTTCGATTTGCCGCACGTACAACGTGACTCTGTTTTTAAGATAGCCGGTCAGTATACGGAACTCCCTGACAGAACGTTCAAAGTTACTGAAATTTCATACGACATTCAAGCTCCCGACCACATTGTTTGCCAAGTAGTGCCAGTATATGACAAACAAATTTCAGGTAGGACTAAACAAGAAGTCTCTTCTACGTTCAATACCTCACACCACTTCTTGAAAGCTAATACAGACTATAGAGGACATTCGGTGTCACAATCTGACAGATATCGTCGGAGTGGCAAAGTAATAACAAAGGAAAAGTACGATAGCTTTGTAGGCGTAATTTCTGGAGACAATATGTTAAGTGTTAGAAATTCAGACATACAACTTACCCGAGGTGACTCGGCAAGCTTCAATCTAGTTATAACAAAGTCAGACGACAGCTTATATACTCGAAAGGACGGGGACAAGCTAGTATTCACGCTGAAGAAAACGTACAACTCGGCAGAGGCTTTATTATCTAAAGAAATTTCTGATTTTAATCTAGTATTGAACCCCGAAGACACGTCTAAACTTTCGTACGGTGAGTACTGGTACGACGTTCAACTAACAACTGAAGACAACAAAGTGTATACCGTAATCGGCCCCGCACGATTTGTTCTTCGCGAAGAAGTAACGTTTTAGGAGTAACAATGTCTGGCAAAGAAATTTCAGGTATAATAGAAAATCAAGCTACGCTCAAAGGGAAGATATACGCAGGGCAGTCTGAACTCAAAGGGAAGATATACGAGGGCAGTCTGAATACGAAATAGCTTGCTCTCACGGTTTCGCAGGAACAGAAGAAGACAAGCTGTTAAAGAAGTAACTGATGTATTTGATCGGTAACATCAATTTCACCTAAAATTAAATGCGTAATAATTAGACGTTGCGCAGTAAACTTGCTCCCATAAGTTTGGTTGGTATCATTGATTTACTTATACGACAACGCGATTGTCGACGACCTTTCGTCGTCGTTTAACGAAGACATATCTAACCCAGTTGTTAGAGTAGTGTCTCCAGAGTCTTCTATTGGAATTGTAGCTCAGATACAAGAAGACGACATATCCTTCCCTATTGTCGTATTAGAGAGGCAAGATCCTATATCGCTTGACTCGCGTCGTTACAACTTTGTAAATTCGAAGCGAGGAGTTGACGCTGTTTTTGAAAAAGAAGAAAACAACTATTACAAAGAGCAGTCAATTCCAATAGACTTGTCATATAAGCTTACAGTTCTAACTTCGTCACAAGAAGACTTAGACGAAATAATACGAGAAATAATGTTCAAGTACACGTCAATGTATTTTATGGATATACGCATACCTTACGAGAGCAATCGTGATATTTCGTTCGGTGTTATAATTGACAGCCAATCCGGTATACAACAAGAGTCGGGAATCTCTCAGTACACACAGTCCGGTCAACTCT